CTCCAGCATCTCGCAACGCTCGGTTGATGTCAGCAAGGCTAAATTCTTGGCCTTCCCGTCTTCTGTCCAATAAGGATTTGTGGTCATACATCAAAAAGCCTCATCATCTTGCCAGTGCTGAACTGGAGGCTGCTTAAATGTTGCCACTGAAATATCCCGCTGGGTGGCTGGCTTTTTGTCTGACCATTGGTGCATTGAGCATTTTGGGGCTTCAATTTTTACCGACCAAGGGTTTTGACAACCAGCCACAGAGCATTTGAGTTTTTCTAATTCGTCCATTTCGCCCTCATTTCTTTGAGTTTCCTTCTAGCCTCGGCAACCACTTCAGGGTCAACAGGTTTGGGGTCATAAGTAATCTGTAGCTCATCCCGAGGTATGTTTGGCCCTGCATTGCAAAACTCTCGAAAAGTTATTGCGCTTGGCGGGAATTCACCCTTGAGTCGGTCAATGGCGTAGTCCATGCTGGGTCGGTAAGTTAAAAACCGCCCGAGCTGCTGTTTCCATTCTTGCCGCACCAGCTCATGGTCTACCCCTTCCCAATGCCGCAAAAAGGCTGCCCCGTAAATTGCACTCATGCGCCCAAAAATGTAATCAAGGCCTTCGTCTGGGGTGCATTCGTTATTTGAGTAATTGGACATTGCTTTGCCCTCCAAGTAATCCGCGAGTTAAGCCTTGCAGCACAGTTGCATTGCGCTGCCCTGTTTTTGTTAAGCCATTTTGCGTTTGTTTTTCAGCAACCCAGTCTGCCTTAAACCCCTTCCAGCCTCTAGCCACACATTCGCTTAATGCCTGCTCAAGTGTCCAGCCTGCTTTTTCAGCCTCGTTAGCAATTCGTGTTATTGCAGTTTGAGTGATTGAGGCTTTGTTGGCTTTTCGATGTGAAACAAAGTCTTGCCAAACAGATTGTGAAACGCCTTCAGGCGTTGTATTTATATCTGTTTTATGTTTTATGTTTATTGGTTCTTGTTTATTGTTTGGTTGAACATCCGTTGAACGGGCGTTACTCCTGCGTTCAGCAGATGCTTTACCAGCCCTTGACGCTTGTTCAATTTTGCCGTGGTAATGCTGGATTTCTCTGTCAGCCCTTGTGTTAACCCAACCATCTTCTGTCAGGCAGAAAAATTCCTCAAGGATAGTCTTCACCTGTGTTTCATGGTCACGCATACCTATCTGCCGTGCAACAGCCGTTATGCCGCTGTTCAACGGGCGTTCATGTAAATAGTACAGGTCAAGGAGTCGGCGATATGCCAAGTCCTCCAATAAATCCAAATGGTTTGTGTGCGATTTGTAATCGCCGATATTGAATTGAAAGTAATGCATAAAAGCCCAAAAAAAAGGGCTAACCCTGAGGTCTCACCCTTGCGGGTGTTGGCGGACTGGCACAGTACCAGCAGACATCAGGGGTAGCCCCACTGTGAAACGCCGCCAAGCGTCTTTTTTTAATTTTAACTCAATAACAGTTTGTGTTGCAATTGTTTCCGTAACAACAGGTTGTGCAAGTGACATATCGACCGTTTTGGGTATAGGTGTGCGTTGAACAAGCTGCCCAGACCACAGTGGTGGTGGCGGCAAACCAAATTGCAAAAAGTGCTTTTTTCATAATTCCTCCGTTAAAAACCAATTAGGACGCAACAATTTTAATTGCCAAATTCTTGCAATAGGCACAGTCTTCCATTGGGAAATAGCGGGTTGCTTTATCCCCAAAAGTTTGGCTAGATTACTCTGTGACCCAGCTAGTGCAATAAACTTATCTTTACTCATAAGCCAGATTATAACACATTTCTTTAAAAGCAATATTAGGGAAAACACCTATAAAATAAAGTGAAATAGTTGTTGACATAGTTATAAGGTGGGTTATAATAATATCATGCCCCAGCAAATCGCATAGGGTCTTTTTAGGTAATCAAATGACTTATCAATTTAATGATGGCGGTAGAAAAGAAGCTGACTTTAAGGGTGCGGCTGGTGACTGTGTAGTTAGAGCAATTTCAATAGCATTGGGTCTTAACTACAAAACTACTTACAAACAATTATCCCAACTTAACAAAGATTTTGGTAATACTAAATCTGCCCGTAATGGTTTAAACAAAAAAGTTTATATCCCATTTTTAGAACAGCATGGTTGGAAGTGGGTATCAGCACCCAAGTTTGAGGGGCGCAAAGCCCGTTGCTCAGATATGCCTAAGGGTGTAGTTATTGCAAGACAAGCACATCACTTGGTTGCGGTTATTGATGGTGTACCTAATGACACATTTAACCCATCGCACAAGATGGTTTACGGTTATTGGGCTAAAGCATAAAAGCAACACTAGGGTAAGTCATAACAAAATAATTGTTGACCTACCCATAAGAGCGCTTATAATTCATTCATGCCCTAGCAATTCCGCAAGGGGTCTTTAAGGAAACAAAATGAAAGCAGATAGATTTATTAACTTACGCATTGTTGAACAAACAACCAATGCTTTATATACCGAATATGTTGTAGAAAGTAACACTGACGAATGGTCTGTTATTCAGCGCGACAACCAATTTGGCGTGACACACCGAGGTCGTACATATCGCCCTGTAACTTCAACTCCACAAGGTCAAACAATTTTGCAATTTGTGCAAAAACAATTAGAGATAGCTTAATAAAACGGGGCTTCGGCCCCATCAAAGGAAAACCATGTTTGAAATCGAAAAGTACATCAAACCAACCAACTGGGCGAATGTTGCCCTTTGGGTTGTATCCGTTGCCGCCCTTGTGGTGGTTGCTTTAGACGTTTTTTACTGGAGGGCTTAATCATGTATGACGGTGAAGAAGGCGAATTCTGCGAATGGATTGACTCAGTTGGCGAGGTCACAGTCTGCTGGACTTGGTGCGAAGGTGATGACTGGGAATGTGATGGCGAATTTGATGTTTTTGTTTTTCAAGGCAAGAACGACATCACTTACGACATTCCAAAGTCTGAACTTAATTGGTTAGAAAAACAAGTGCCAATCTATGCTGGATACGAACCCCCAAGCCGCCAGCGTGTGGCTCGGGCAATCAATGGTTACTTCAACAAAACTTTTTAAAGGCAATTCATGAAATACATTTTTTTACTTTTGGCTTTGGTTGGATGTGCCAGCCAAACCCCTGCACCCGTAGAAACACGGAATGAAACCATGCAAGAACTGGTCATGGATAAAACGATTCAGTCAATGGGTCGCAATGAAGTGATTGATGGTATCAAACAGTGCGAAACCGCAGGGCTTCGTGCAATACCAATTTATGCAAAACGCAAGATAAACGGTCACTCCGCTGAAACGGTTGTGGATGTTACTTGTGGTCCACGTTACAGATAAAAAGGAGACAACATGAAACACATTGCAACAGCATTAGTTAAGGCTCAGAAAGCCTTTGGCCCAGCCCTAAAATCATCTACCAACCCACATTTCAAGTCCCGCTACGCAGACTTAGCCGCTTGCGTTGAGGCGGTTATGGGGGCTTTAAACGATAACGGTATCGCATTGGTGCAAAAATCATACGACTGTGAAAACGGTGTAATGGTCGAAACAATGTTTGTTCACGAGTCTGGTGAAATGTTGGAGTGTGGCATCTTACACTTTCCAGCAAGCAAAGCCGACCCTCAAGGCCATATGAGCGCTTTGACCTATGCTCGCCGAGGAAGTTTGATGGCTGCTTGCGGTATTGCACCTGAAGACGATGACGGAAACTCTGCCAGCAGACGCACTGAAATTAAATCCACAGTCAACGAAAGCCAGCTTCTTGACCTGATGGCTGCAATGGATGAAGTCACCACACTCAAAGAACTTCAGGAAACCTACAAAGCCGCCTACAAAGCAACAAATGGCGAGCAGGCATGGCAGACCAAGGTCATTGCTAAAAAGGATGCTAAAAAAGCACAGATTGAAGGTGGCAAATAATGGAACAAGGCACAACAGAATGGTTTGCTGCCCGATGCGGCAAGGTCACCGCAAGCCGTGTGGCAGACATCATTGCCAAGACCAAGACAGGGCCAAGCGCCAGCCGTGAGAACTACCTTGCCCAATTGGTCTGCGAAAGGTTAACAGGCAAACCCGCAGAGTCATTCAGCAATTCAGCCATGCAGTGGGGTACAGACACTGAGCCTTACGCTCGGGCGGCTTATGAGGCCAGAATGGACATCTTAGTAACCGAGGTGGGGTTTGTTAACCATCCCCGCATTGCAATGGCTGGCGCTTCTCCTGATGGCTTGGCTAATGAGGGTATCGTTGAACTGAAATGCCCAAATACTAGTACGCATCTGCAAACTTTACTAGATCGCAAAATTCCAGAAAAGTACATCACGCAAATGATGTGGCAAATGGCTTGCACCGATACACCTTGGGCAGACTTTGTTTCATTCGATCCACGTCTTCCGGAAAGACATCAGCTATTCATCAAGCGCATCAACTATGACCCCGAAATGGTTAATTTGCTTGAGAATTCAGTCATCCAGTTTTTGGGTGATGTAGACCTAAAAATCCAACAACTTGAAAGCCTAACATGAGATTTGACATTAAATTCCCAGCCCGAACTTATAAAGTACAAGGCGTTGACAAAACATATTGGACAACACACGGAACTTTATGGGTAGATGAAAAAACCAGAAAAATGACTATA